ACCTCGGACACCATGAGCTCGACCATGGGATCCTGAGGGTTGACCCCGCGCTTGCGCATGACATCGAGGTTCAGGAGCGAGACCAGCCACCCCAGGATCACCTCGGCGACCGGAGTCGCCGCGGCGAAGAGGTTGTCCGTCCCGTACGTCCCCGGCGAGAACACCGCCGTCAGACCCGTGGACCCGAGCACCACCGCAGCCGCCGTCGCGACGCCCGTCGCGACCCACGTCGCCCCGCCGTCGACCGACCACTCGAACAGCGCCGCGCCGACCGCGCCGCCCGTCGTGATCTTCAGGACGACCTGGAGCGACCCGAGGGCCGGGCGCCCCGTCAGCGTCACGCCAGGCGGAGACGTCCCAGACGCGAGCAGCACCGGCGGGACCTGCCCGAAGGGGAGCGACGTCCCGCGATAGTTCGCGCCGTAGAGCTTGCGCGCTTGCGCGTTCAGCCACGACGACCACGCCGAGACCCGCCCGGCGATCCACCCCGGGTAGCGAGACTCGAGCATGTCGACGGCATCGCCATCGATGATCGTGCGCGCCCGGAAGTACGAAAGATCCAGGTAAGGGAACATCAGGCGCCCCTCGACCGCAGCCAGCGCACCAGCGCGTCCAGCTGCTCGACCGTCGCATCACTCTTGAGCCGGTTCGCCTTCGCCGAGATCACGTCCACGTTCCCAGGCACGTAGCCGAGCTCCGGGATCCTCCGGTCGAGCGTGGGCGAGTCGTCGAACAGCCCGCCGCCGGGCGCGCGCAGCGGGATCCCGAGGATCGGGCAGCGCTCAGGGATGAAGATGTCCGCAGGCGTGATCGCGAAGGGAATGCCCTCCGTCACCGCTCGTTGTCGGACCATCTGGTGAATCCACTTCGCTGGCTGCTCCAGCTTAATCCGCGCGATGTTGTCGCGGTTGCGAGCCATGACGCAGACCTTGCATTCCGTCGACGCTCGCCCGTTCGGCTTCATGTAGAAATCGACGTCCGGACGTCCGCGCCCGCACGTCATGCAGTAGGGCGCATCGACGCACGATGCGCACTCCGTCCAGCGTCGATTCCCGCCCTTGCCGCCGATGGGAACGATCTTGAACTCGAGGCGCGCCGCGGTCTTCCCGCAACGCATGCACGTCAGGTCATGAGAGAGGGATCGCGCGCTTCGCCGCGCCTTCAACTCCGCGCCATGCTTCTCGTAGTAGCGCGCCCACTCTTCCTTCGAATTGGGCATGGAAGCCCCCAGTATTACTCAACTTCCCTGGCAACGGAATAGGCCATATGGGTGGCCATAGTTAATACTGAAGTACCCATCGTGCTGCCACTCGAGGGACTGGGAGCGCCCGAGGATCGCGTCGATGCCCTCGGCCCCGGCCTCGCCCGAGTACGTCCGGAAGACGAACGGCTGGCGGTTGTTCATGAGGAACGCGCCGAGCGTCGACGTCCGCGCCTCGCGCGTCTCGATGTAGTACGTCTTGTCGTCGCCGGTCGCGCTCACGCCGAAGCCGGGGGGGCCCGACGTCAGCGTCCGATTCCCGTCGAACTCGTCGACCCGGACAGGCTCGAGCATCGCGAACAGCTGCATGACCTTCTCGACGTCGGCCCCGCCGCCGCCCGTCGCCGCCGCCTGCGCGATGAACTTGGCGCTTGTGATCTGGATCACGCGCGCCCACATGCGCGGAGGGTAGTAGAGCCTCACCGGCTTGAGCCGCCGCGGATCCTCCCCGTTGGGGAGCGAGATCGACCCGGAGATGTAGGCGAGCGCCTTCGCCAAGTTCTTGAACGCGACGTCGACGGTCACGCTCTCGTCGATCGGACACGCGCCCGGGTAACTGCCAGACGCCACGCCGGTGAGGTCGTTCGCATACGACCCGTTCGCGGCGATGTTCGGATGGTTCGGATGGTTCGTCGCGAAGAACGGGACGCCGTCGTACGAGAGCGACGCCGCCGCGCCGCCGTTCATGATCGCGATGCACAGCTCCCGCTGCGGCATGTACGCGGCGTACTCGCCTTGCTGGCGAACCCAGTCCGCCACCGGATCCATCCCCTTGTTTAGGAGGTTGAGCCACTTCATCTTCGAGATTCGGTAGCCCTTGTCGAACCGGGCCGGCGCGATCTCGAGCATGGCCGTCGAGAGCTCCTCGAAATCCATCGGGCCCACCGACTCGCCACCGTCCGCCGGCGTGGCCTGGCGGATGCTCGACGACTGGATCAGCCACTCGAAGCGCTCGCTCTTCGAATCGGTGTTGTGGACCTTGACGAGGTTCGTCCAGAACATCTCCGTGAGGAGCTGGAGATACGTGTCCTCGTAGATGCTGCGGTAGCCCTTCTCTCGGTTGAAGACGAAGGAACCTGTGATTACGCCGCCGCTCATGTGGGTCTCTTCTGGGGCCCGGCCCCGGTTGTCTCAGTGGCCTCGAATCACAGCTGATCGAAGGGGAACTCCACGCCGATCTGTCCGTCGCTTCGAACGATCCAGACACGTCCGGCCTTCGAAGCCGTGGTGCTGGACATCGTGAGGGTGTGGTCGTCCGCGATGTACGCGGTCCCGCCGACCTTCGCCGACGTCACCGCGTTGGCTCCGGTCACGGAGTCCCAGTAGGAAAGGCGCACCTCGCGATTGAGCCGCACGCCGACAGGCACGGAGACGCCGCCGGCTGAGTTGTCCACCGTCTCGGTGAACCACCCGATCGGGACGAGCGTCGTCGAACCCGTCGCACCGCGGTACACGCCGCCGAGGTTCGCGGTATCGATGCAGGCGATCCCGCCCTCGTACGCGACCTGCCCGGCAGGCAGCGGCATCGACAGCGCCGGGAGAGCTCCCGTCGGTGCCGTGGTGATTCGAGCCTTCGTGAGAGCTCCCATTGTCAGGCAACCTTCCCTTGTGCGCGCTTCGCATCGAGACGAGCCTGCGCGACGGCCCGGTCGTAGATCGGCACGCTCGTCTCGCTCCCGCGGACCACGAGCGCCTTCGCGCCGCCGTCAGCGTGATCGAGCCGCGCGATCAACGCCTGCTGTTCGGCGTTCAGCGGCATGGGCTCCTCGAGGATCTCCCCGCCGCCGGCAGTGAGGGCCGACGCGCTGGAGCCCGGATCGGCGGATGCGCGCGGCCACTCCTTGCACGCCTTCGCCAGCGCCTCGAGCGGCACGAGCGACAGCGTTGCGCGCTGCGCCGCGGAGAAGTCCGGGCGCGTCGCGAACAGGCGCGATCGCTCCGCCTGCTCCTTGGCCGTCGCGTCGCGCGCGTCGCGCTCCGCGTTCTGGGCCTTGAGGGTCTGGAGCTCCTGAGCCATCACGAGAGCGTTCGCGGCGAGCGCCTTCGCCTCCGCGTCCTTCTTCTCGTCGGCCTCGGCCTTCGCTTTCGCGTCGGCCTCCTCCTTGTCCTTCTTTTCCTTCTCGTCGGCCTCGGCCTTCGCCTTGTCCTCGTCGCCGTCCGGCTCGTCGCCGCCCATCATCCGCTTGAGCATCTTGCTCGCGGCCTTGCGGTTCTCTTCGTCGTCCGACTCGGCGAGCGTCTGGAGCGCTTCCCACTCCTTGTCCGTCGCCTTCGCCTTGGGGCCCGCGCCCATGAACGCCGCCATGATGGCGACCGCTGCGCTTGCATTCTTGGGAGTCGCCATCTTCGGATTCTCCTGGGGAGCCACCTGCAACGCCTCTACAAGCGCCGCGTACACTTCGATCGAATCGATAAGTCCTGATTCCTTTGCCTGAGCGGCGAGCAGGAGCGCGCCCTCGATGCCCTCGACCGCGGACGCCTCGACCCCGCGCTGCTCGGCGACGAGGTCGAAGAACAGCCCCGCGAGCAGATCGACCTTGGACTGCATCGCGTCGAGGGTCTCGGTAGACGTCGGTACGTGCGGGTTGCCGTCCAGCTTGCGCTTCCCGCTCGCGCGAAACTGGATCTTGACCCCCATGGCCGCGTCCTGTTCCGTGACGTCGGCCACCGCTTCGAAGACGCCGATCGATCCAACGCTCGACGTGGGAGGCGCGTAGATCCAATCCGCCGCGCACGCGATCGCGTACGCCGCGCTCGCGCACATGCCGTCGACGTACGCCACGAGCCGCTTCCCGCTCGCACGCGCCATCGCGCGGAGCTCCCGAGAGAGCTCCATGCACCCGGCTGCGTCGCCACCTGGAGAGTTGATCCGGAGGAGCACCGTCGTCGCGCTCGACGCGAACGCCGCGCGCGCGCGGTCCCCGATCGCTTCGTAGGAGTCGCACCACCCCCATGGGTCAAGCCGCTGGTAGAGCGGACCGTCGACGCAGACGACCGCGACGGCGCCGACCTCCTGAAACGGCTTCGCAGGCGCGCCGACTACGTCGAACGCTTGCCCCCACGCCGCGCGATGCATCGCGAGAAACCCCATGCGGTCCCACACGCGGCGATGGCGATCGGCGAGCGGCACACCCTGGGGCCGCTGATAGCCAGCCAATCAGGACGGCCTAGATAGATGGCCTCCCCCGCCGCTGCTGCCCTCCGGGACTTCGTCTCGACCCTGCTCGGGATCTCGACGTTCTCCCCCCCGACGCAACCAGGACCGGAGCTCGGCGACGAAGCCGTGAGGGTCGGACGAGAGGCCCTCGGCGGACGCCTGGAGCCCATCCCACAGATCCGCCTCCGCTGGTACCCCCCCGACATCGAGCGCGCGCAGCGCGAGGCCTCGAACGGCGATCTGACGATGGTTGGACAGCTGAACGAGAGCATGAAGATCGACGGGGTATTCCGAGGACTCTCCGACGCCCGCACCGCCGTCGTCACGTTCCCGAAACGCTTCTACGGATCGCGTGAGGTCGTCGACGTCCTACAGAGCCGCGTCAACTCCGACCGAGACGTCTACCAGGAGATGATCCCCGCGACCGAGGCGCGCCTGATGGTAGCCGACGAACTCGTGTGCGGGGTTTCGATCGGCGAGATGGTACCCGTCAAGGGTCGAGACTTCCCGGTCCTCATTCGCCGCTACCCGCAGAACCTCTTTTATCTCTGGTCAAAGAACCAGTGGTACTACCGCAGCATCATCGGGCTAATCCCCATTACGCCGGGAGTGCCGACTAGGCTCGAAAACGGCAATTGGTGGGTCCTGCACATCGGCGGAGGCCGGCTCAGTCCTTGGAACTCCGGCCTTTGGAACACGTGCGGGCGCTCGTACATCAACAAAACCCAGACGATGTTCGCGCGGCAGTCGTACGAGATGAAACACGCGCACCCTGCGCGCGTCGCGCAAGCTCCGCTAGGAGCGACTCAAGTTGAGCGGGATTCGCTCCTCCAAGGGATCATCAGGTGGGCGATGAACGCCGCCTTTGTGCTCCCCGTCGGCTACGAGGTCAAACTCATCGAGTCGAACGGCCGCGGAATCGAAATCTACGAGCAGTCGATCAAGACGTACAATGAGGAGATGGCCACCGCGCTTTGCGGAAGTGCCGTAATGCTCCAAGGGACTGCTGGATTCTCGAATATGGACGTTTTCCGCGTCGTCCAGACGGATCTCATCAAGACGACAGGATCCGCGTGGGATCACACCGTGAACACTCAGATCCTTCCCGCTTTCATCGCGGGACGGTGGGGAACCGACGCCCTCCAAAACGCGACCACGGTCGAAACCGACGTCACTCCGCCGAAAGACCGCAAGATCGAAGCAGACACGCTCACCAGCCTCGCGAATGCGCTCAAAGGCATGGTCGAGGCGATCGCCGCCGCGCAAATCTCCGCAGGCGTGACGAATCCGATCGCCGTCGACGCCGGCGAGCTCCTCGCGCGGTTCGGCGTTCCCACTACCAAGGGCGCCCCGCTCGAGCAAGCTGCGAAAGCCCTGCTCAACTCGCAAGGAAAGCTCACACCCGAGCAGCAGAAGGAAGCGACGGCCCCGGAGGTCGAACCGAGCGGACAGGCGCGGCTGCCCCTCGGCGGGACGACGAAGAAACCAGCGGACGACGAAGAGGACTAGCCGAAGCCGCCGCCCCCGCCGTCCCCCGACGGCCACCACCCGTCATTGCCGCCTACCATGTCGAAAGCCTCGGCCGCGTCCTGTAGATCCGTAGGCTCAGGCCCCGGGGGCCCAGGGTCCGAAGGATTCCAGGAGATCGGCTTCCACACGGCGAGCGCCAGCGCGTCCGATCGGTCCGGCGAGCGTCCGAGGATCTCCCGCAGCTGATCCTTCGGGGTCAACTTGAGCTTGCCGGCGACGTTCCCCGCCCAGTTGGGCGCGTTCAACTCCTGTTCGAGCAGAGGGTCCGCCGGGATCGCCCCGCGCTCGCGCACCCACTTGGCCAGGTTCGCGAAGAGCTCGTCGCGCACGCGGTCGAAAATGTCCGGCTCGCGCTCGGCGTGATTCGACGCCCGCACGCCGTACACCTTGAACTCGTGCCCCGGGCGCGCCCCCGCGGCGATCGCGCGGAACCGGCCGAAGAGCGACCCACCGATCGGGCCCTCCGCGTCGATCACGAGCGAAGGAGTCGCGTCCCCCCGATGCGTCCGAAGGATCTCGAGCGTTCGGTGGATGATCGCGTCCTCGTTCAAACCGGCTTGCGCCTGGAGCTCCACGACCTTGAGATCGCCCTTGACCCCCGCCCAACCGCATTCGTCCCCGCCCGGCCCCGGCCCCGCGGGGTCCAGCCCCAGCGAGAACGCGCCCGAGGCCTCCGCCTCTTCGTAGCGCAGCTGCGCCGCCATGATGTCCGCGTACTGGAGCGCCTTGCCGGCCTCGTTCAGGCAGAACTCGCCCTTGACCCGGACCCGGTAGAAGACGGAGTCCACGCCGTACTCGTTCGCCCACCGCGCGATCTGATCCGCGTCCGCGATGCCCAAGATCCTCCCGCGGTTCTCGCGCGCCACGTCCTCGCAGTTGACGTGGATCCCGTGCCAGGCCTCTTTCTTCTTGTAAAACGCATCGAAGAAGGGCCCGTCGACGCGCGTCGGGTTGCTGATCATCACGATGCGCGCCCCGAGCCCGCCCGCCGTGTTCCCCTCGATGGCCTCGAGGAACTTCTGCTGGAGAGAACTCGCCTCGTCGACGATGTAGAAGAGATTGGCCCCGGACACGCCGGCGATCGCTTCGATCTCGCGCGCCGTGTGACCCGTGATCTCCCGGAGGTCCGGAGCCTTGAGCCCAGTGCGCGCCAGCTCCCCCAGCTTGCCCGGGATCTCGAGGAGCGCGCCGCGCATCACCGCCTTGACCGTCCGCCAGATCACCGCGTCCACCTGCGGCGCCGTCGTCGCCGTGGCCA